CTACTTGATTGATTGAAACTGGAAATAAAGATGACTCTTCAGAAACAAGAAAAAAGCCCCTTTCGGGACCTAAATATTCACTTGGAGCAGGTGAGGGGATTGGATATAAATTCGTTCAAACCCTTATTACCACTTACAATAACCCCAAATCCTTCTATATTCTTCCATTCAATTCATTTCATTAACGAATTGTATAGTCATTTGTATAGTCAGAGATATTAATAAAGTGAGCAATGAGATCAGTCGTATCAATATGATTAGTCTGCAAGAGATTCTACTTTTTCAATGCACTCCCCTTCTGCTAAGTAACACATTTTAATTCCGACAGTTTTAATAATGTGACACTACAAAATCTGATCTATTCCACTATCCTGTTTACTTGTTTTTTGGGAGTTAATAAAATCATCTAGGAGTTTCTTTATTTGATTATCAATTTCATTTTGCTTTTCAGTATTTCCCATAGCCATATAGCAATATTCTTGAGCTGTTAAAATCACCACTCTTTTATAAAGTGTGATTTTGTCAGATCCTTGAACTGTTTTATAAAGATTCGTCATTGTGTCGATAATGATAGGGAGTTCCTTATCTGATTTACCTTTTACTAAAGCTGTATAACTAAAATAGTTGGCCATATATGTATTGCTCTTTAAATCATTGAATTTTGAGATAAACTGTTTTTGATATTCACTAACATTTCCTTGATGAAGATATGTGTTCAGATATTGAAACAGAAAAAGATCATATAATTCGGTTTCTGAACTTGGATAGACGAGAGCCGGAAGTTCTACTGTCCCTGATTCTATCTTTGTATAAACTATTTTAAGCGCATTGGGATCTTTTAAAACCAAATCGAAGTAAATAAGCCTATCCTCCAAATGATTTGAATATAGTAAATCGGAAGCAAGTGAAGCTAAATGCTCGGATGTAGGATCTTGAGAGTAAGAGTATTTATCATATTTGAATTTTACCTCACTATTGAATACTGTGATGTTTGCCAACCAGGAAAACGGAATAATTAGTATTAGTAATGTTGTAACGAGGATTCTAGAACCTTTCATTGCGAATGATCTGAGGTTAAATGGTTTTCTGCTTTCACTGCTTGAATTTACGATATCTGTTTTGGGAGAAATCTTATTTCTTAATACTAATTTGTTGTAAATATAAAGTTCCAGAAACGTGATGCCTGTAAACACGATAGCAAATAGCAAAACAGGTATAGGAAACATAATTAAGTTGATATTAGAGAAATCAATAAATAAACTAGCGCAAGCTATTCCAAATACATAAAGTACTCCTGGTGTTAGCACCTTAACAAACTTCGATTTAAGAAATTTTAGACGATGATCAATCAAAACAATCAAAGCGATTGGAATCGTGATTGTGGGAACAAATACCATGCATGTATATAAAACTTTTAGTTTCCAACTTACTAAATTATCGGTGAATGTAAAAAAAATGACGATTGCTGGACCGACAATAGCATAGAACCAAAATACAAACTTTTTAATCATTTTTTCGCCCCCAATTATGCATTTTCTTGTTACTGAAATCATATGCTTTTTAGAGACATTAAAGCAATTATTTTTCAAAATTTATTCATTGTAATTTTTAAGTTTTTATTAAAATACTTCATTTATGATAAAATCGGACTATAAAAGCAAAAAAAAAGCCCCTTTCGGGACCTAAATATTCACTTGGAGCAGGTGAGGGGATTGGATACAAATTCAATATCCCATTTATTTTCACTTATAATCACCCGAAATCCTTCTGTTTTCTTCCATTCAATTCCACTTTAAAACGATTTGTATAGTCATTTGTATAGTCAAGAATATTACATTGATTAAGCATTTTTATTCTCATTGTTGTTCATTGCAATAAATCAGATTTTTTTGGTAATTCAAATTAACTAATTTATAGAATTATCATTTACTACTTAAGATTATTCATTTTTTCATAAATAAGAGTAACGATAAGAATATCGTTACTCTTGTTTAAGTCATTTAATTGTTGATGTTAATATGATACTTAAAACGCATTTTAGTAATAAATTGATACAAGTTGAGTGAATCCTGAAACGACTTTTGCAGTTCCTGTTCCAGATTTATTTCCTAAAAAATACTCATTAAATTTGTAAACCGTAAACTTAGGATAATATATAAGATTACAGCTAGAGACATTTCTACCATTATTTGTTAATGGGCAAGTATAACTGTAACTATTAGTTACTTTAACAGTAGCGCTCGCTGATACACCAAGCTTTACATTAACATCCTTTGCTCCAATCGCTACAACACCAGAAATTCCTGTAGTAAATGAATATTCAAGTGTATAAACATTTCCACCATTTGGTGCAAGAGTGTCACTTTTTACAACATAATTGTAATTTGTCGTAAATGAGTCAACCCATATTGCACCAATAGAATAGCCCGCCCATGCTTTTAGTGAAGGCTCAGGTTGACCTAATACATAATTTCCATCGATAGACGTTTCAATAATGGTATAATCTTGAGTTGTACCCCCAACAATTTTCTTACCTTGTGCATTAACAGGTAAAATTGTTAGAGATATTGAAATTAACAAAGCAGAAACAAGACACATCAATGATTTAATTTTCATATTACTTCCTCCATGTGTGAATATTATCACACTTTTTTATCTAGTAATAGTTAAATTTATATTTCGGATATATTTTGTTATGGACCATTATCATGGAGAAGTTTAATTAGGGAAATTTAAGTTAATTCTATCTATTAGTACTATATAACAGTTGACAAAACTTGTATAATGTAATTCAATATAGTTAATAAGAAAAAGGGGGACAAATTAATAATGAAAGAAAGACTTGCTAGTATGCTGTTCAAATGTGGACTAAGCATCGTATTTATTACTCATCTTACTTATGCAATATTAACGTTTGATGCATATACTCCATGGAATTACTTTATTGAAGGAAAAATTGATGTTTTGTATTACGTATCATGGGTGCTAATTGTTGTTGGATTATTAATGATGGTTAAAGAACTATTTAGTTCAAATCAAAAAAGTTGATAGATCAAAATCATCCTACATCACTATCCAATCCTAAATACAAATCTTGATATACTTGTATTTTACTTAAATTACCTTCCTATTTCAGTTGTACCTGATATAGACTTTCTCTGATTTGTTTTAATTGATTATAATTTTTATATAGTCTTAGGTGAAAATATTTATTGTCCATGAATATTGGCAAATGATCTCATGTCCTCCGCCAATAGCACGTAAACCCGCTGAATCAGCGGGTTTTTTCTATGTTTTAAGTGTGAGTGACCACACAATGACCATACAAATGTATTTAACATTATTTCCAACAAGAGCTATTCCAATCTGAATTGGAGCAGAGGATAGGAATTAAATGTAACATTTTATCCTGGTTTATGCATATGATACACCAACTTAGGGTCTCTTATATTATCATGACACTCTAATTACGAATTTTCACCATTATAATACTCTTTTTCGAGCTCTATTTGATCTTGATGAAATTTTGCCCATTGTTTCACCTCATCATTATACATTTCTAAGTCAACTTTTCTGGGTCTAAGTTTTTCGATATCAGGATCCGGCAGATAGGAATATATTTTTCGATGTGCATGTCCAATTATCATTTTTTGAATATCTTGACTTTTTTCAAGATCGAAACTGAACCTTCTTGGATGTTTACTACCCACCTGGGTGTATAGCGCACGTGTAGGAGAAATTGGAAAAATAATCTCACTACCTTTATTATTCCAACCCCCTCCGAAATCATAATTATCTTTTCCGTAATAATTTATGCATAAAACTGGGTCATCTGTAGTGGCCCATGACATTCCTTCCGCAACACTTACAATACTCCAATGATGATTATGCAAAATTTCTGCAGTCGTAGTTAGAGTTCTTATCATTGACCAAAGAATTAATCCTTTTCCTACTGATACTTCGATTTTTGCAAATACATTTTCAATATCATCCTGGTTATCCTCAATATGAACCCTTATTGGTGCTACCAATTCGTCTTGATTAACATCATATCTTGATGACGTGATTTTACTCTTGATTTCGTCGTAGGGCATTTTTTCGAAATCATTTTGAAGTTTTTCAAGTATCTCTGGTAGAATTTTTTTTATTTTTTCAAAATTATTTACAATCCTTGCTGGAGTCCTCATACTCATAGATGCTAAAAAATTGACCAACCTTTTCCAATCTTCTGGGGTAAGCCTTTCGTCATTGATTGCTTTTGAAAAAGCTCCTTGAACAGGCGTCTCATACTCTTCATTAAACCAAGTTTCAATTTTATCTGTCTCTTTTTGCTTAGTCGTTTGAATATATAGATTTCTATGAACAGCAGTTTTCTTGATTGTTTCATATCTCCATACTGGAATATTCTCATTATTCACCAGTAATTGCATCGCCAAAATCTTGTGTTCAAATCCCCAATTGTTTAGATAGAATTGTGGTACGTAATGGTTATTTCTACTTAATGTTTTCATGCAATCACATCCTTTTTAAAAAAATAAATCTCATATTTGCTTTGCTATATGTCTTCCGATAGGCTCAAAGAAACTAAACTTTTTGTGAACGAATTTCTAGGATGCAAAATATAATTTGTTAACATTTTATTTTCGGATTCTTTTATAACAAGTTCCTCAAGTCTAGATAAGATTTCGAAATAAATACAGTGATGTTTATAATTTATTTTTTCATTGATTATCTTAGATATCTGCATTAGTTTCTCTTCAGTAATAGGTGTAAAAAAACCTAAAATTTGGCTGGCTAATTGCAGGTTTATCAATGCAGTATATATTGTATTACAATCAAAACTTGGCTTTCGTAAATTTTCGTTAAGCCACTTATTGATTACCAATAATTTCTTTCTAGATTCCTCACTAATGTCTATCTCTTTAATTTCAAAACTAGGATTCTCTGACGAAACAATTCCTTGCATTTTTAATCTAAGATCTACTATACATCGAAATATTTTTAGAATAATATTTCTTAGTAATTTTATTTCATCTAATGTAGAAACACTATCAATTGCTCTTTTAAAAAGAGTGAAATCCTCCATATTGATTAATTCTAGAGAAATTTGTTCAAATTCAGTTTCACCAATTCTCACGATTTCCATTTTTTCTGACAATAAGCTATTACCTAAAATGTTCGAAGTTTGAACGAATAAGTAATCAAGATTATGCGTTAATATTATAAGTTTGGTATTTTGATTATTTAAATCAATTTTTGACTGAATGTAAGTTATGATATACCTTTTAAAATAATGATAAGATGCTGTATCCATCGACACGACTGGATCATCTATAACAATGGTTTTATTGTTAAGATCAGACTTCTGCAAGAATGAGAGAAATATTGCAAGTGCTAATTTGTGCTTTTGACCATCACTTAATTCACTGATCTTTGGATGGCCAATAATCGAAAAATTATACTTCGGGTTATCTCCTCTATTTTCAGGTTTAAGTTCTATCATTTTACCTAATCCAATGAGTTCAGATATTTTATTGATGCTTGAAGCATAATTTTCAGCATTATTTTTAAGAGTTTTATTAATTTCTTCCTTAGTAATTGAAGTTAGATTTATAATTTGAACTTCAAATTCATTAAGAAATAACAGTAAGATGAAATTTCGAAAAAGCACATATTCATTAATTAGTAATATAATTTTTTCTATTTTGTGAATTTCTGTGAATTTCTCAGTATTAACAAATGTTAATTTTTCAAATTCATTCTTTGTGATTTTTTCAAGTTGAAGCCTAATTACTTCATTAAGTTTTAAAATAGAATTGAAAATCTCAGGATAAACAGTCTCAAAAATTTCTTTATTTTCTAAAATCCAACTTATACATTTTTGATGTTCCACTAATCTTGTTTTCAGTTGGTTAACTTGTGTTTCGGATCCGGAATTTAGAAAATGAATCCATTTTTCAACTTCGCTATTTATATTCTCATTACTACAAATAATGCACTTTTTCAATTTCGATTGTATTTCAATTATTTTATTAAAATTGAGTTCACGAATCTGTGATGCATTGAGACCTTTGCTTAATACAAACTGATTCCCTTCCTCAATATCTTTTTTTAGTTGTATTAATGATTCTATTCTTACGTTAATCTCACTTATTTCATCAGGACAGTTTTCCAAAAATATAAACGAAAGAAGTGGATTACTTTTGATTTTCTCATAAAGAAGACTAAGTGTCTTATTATTCTTAATCGATTCTAGTTTCAATTTAAAATCATTTTCTGTCTTAATTTCCGACATAAAAACAATTTTTTCATTTTTGATTTTAAATTCATTATAATTTTCAGACAAACTTTTATTTTCATCAAGACTATAAGTAACTTTTTGAGTTTTTATTCTTGCTATTTGTTCCGTAAAATTAAAATCCAAATAATAAGACTTGATTTTATCAAATTCTGCGATTCTAAAATTATCGAATTCTTTCTTTAAAAATATCAATTTTTGTAGTTTTTTTTGTAATAAAACAATATCTTCACCAATCCAAAGCCCTGAAAAACCGTCCTTTGTATTAGTATCTGTTTTTGCTCCATTACTATCTACAATATAAACGTTTCTGTTAATAAAATCTTCATTGAAGACAAATTTTGAATCAAAACAGTTAGATCTTGTGAAGCTAGTTTTACCTGAGCCATTTCTGCCAAAAACAAAAATAGTTTGCTTTTCACTTTCATGTGTAATTTCAACCTTCGATTCAGGATGAACAAATGTGTATTTCATATTTCCCCCTCGATTGCATTTAATATTCCCCTTTATTTATGTTAGCACTAATTTGTTTGCTTTTCATTTAAATTTCGAATAAATATTCAAGTTCACATGACTAATTACATAAACATTTGAATATTATTTTTTTCTATTACTTAACATAAAAAAAGATGAATTAATCATCTTTTTTAGTATTTTGACATAATATGACGTTTTTCACATTCACTCTTCCTTATTTGATACTGAATGATTTGAATATGTAATCCAGTCTGGAGAATAATCCTCATTTGCTTGATTTCCCCAAAGTACCCAACCTTTTCTCACTCCTCTTGCGAACATTTCTAGGTAAGGAGCAGAGCTACAACTTTCAATAATCGGAAATATTTCATCAGGTTTTCTTGAATGTTCTCTTTTCATCGTACGAATTAAATTTACTTGTGATCGGCCAGCATCAAGAGTTCGATTACTTTTACCTTTAATACCAAATAGTAGTACCTCAGTAACATTCCGGAAATAGAATCCAACTCCACGACCATCTGGTTGACCATCTTTTCTAACTTTTTCCCATATTATATTCGTTTTGTATTCAAACCCCCATGCCTTCAATAATTCTAAACCCTCTGGTAAAAGTGCATTCGGAACCCATAAATATAAATGGCATTTTTCATCAGCAACCTGATCAACTGGAATTTGTTTTATATCGTCAAAATTCATAGTAGGATATCGATTTAATCTTTTGTGTTCGGGAGCAACTTTACCTGTTCGATTTTGGAATTGCCAAGGTGGATCTGCAAGAATTGTTGTGAATTTTTGGTCTCCACATGTTTCCAAAAAATTCTCAATTGTATTATCAAGCTCATCTTTTCTATTTGTCATTCTTTCCTCTCCAGTCTGAAATTACACTTGGCTTTATGCCAATTGCAATTATTGGACAACCACCGTGCCTCCTAGAATCAAGTCTGGGAAGTAGTTTTCCCATCCATGTCGTGCTTGCACCATATTTATTCATAATGCCAAGATGTTTAAAAACATCATTTAACGACTCACTTCGAGTAATAATTATTCCAACACTAATAACTCCACATTCGTAATATGTTCGCATTGCAAATAAATCTCTATCAAATGTTTGATCTTTACTATTCCACTCAATGTCGATTGCAATCTTTCCCTTAACAAAATCAATATTATGACCATCAATATAATTCTCAATGACCTTTCTATCAATTTCAGTATCAGAAAACACACCTTTTCTTTCACCTTTTCTAGGAAAAAATTTAATAATTAAGTCACCAGAAATCCTTACCTCTCTCCAACCAATTGGATATAGAATGGATGCGAACTTCGGAGGAATTGGGGATTCGTTTCCACCAGGAAACATAATATCATTAATCGAAATATTAAGCGACCTTAAAACGTTAATTAGATCATCATATTCTACTTTAAATGTCTGACTAAGAATTTCAATTGCATGATTATAGTTATATATTTCGTATTTTTCAAGTATATCATTCGGCAAACTTCCCAAATCACCCATTTTAATCACTCCTTTAGTCATTGGATTTATCTATTATAGAATAACATTTTTCACGGGACTTATGGCAATATAATGAAAATCTTCATATAAAAAACGGAATAAATCCGCTTTTAGCAAATATAGAGAATCTCAATCATTTCTCTAAACTTTATAAGATCATCATTCTTGTCAATATCTCTTTCTAATGCACATAAACAATGGATCCAGAATGATAAGACCATGTTCTCACCTCCTGAGCCTCTTCTATGCGTTCAATAGAAGAATCCCTTAAAATTTACTTAATTTTTTGTTCTAGGGTATCTATCCGATGGTGAGCTGCTTTTGTCGATTCTTCCACACGACCAATTCGCTCAGTATTGTTATTATGCTTTTCCTCGAGTTCATCATGGTCCTTACGAAGTCCAATAGCCATATCCAGTTTCGCATTCACCATACCCTTCCATTCCGCATCATTACTGATTTTCGTATCTCGGCTTCGTAACCAACCTGCCAGCCCCACAAAACAGCCTAGAATCGCGATCAGCACGGAAAGGCTGAAAGTTGTGTCCGGCGTCATGGTTTATCCCTTTCGAACGGAAGAAGCTTGAAAGTATCCGATGATATAATTTGATCCAATCTCACCTACGGGTGCACTCATATTCGTCGAAAGCCCATAGGCATAGGGTACATTCTTTAGTGCTTTAATCACTTTCATTCTTCGATTCGTATACAATCCTGTTGATCTACCGGTTCCCATGCTGCTGGATCTGCCGACTCCGGAAACGTAGACAATGTCTCCTGGTTTGATTTCGGTATTGACCAGTTCAACTTTTGGTTCAACATAGTTGATATAGCTATATTTTCCCCAGAATTCCCATTTGCGAATTGTATCGTTACTCTGACAGACACCCCATTTATTCCAAGCAGGTGTCGATTCTATGTATTGACGCTGTCCAGCGGCATCCTTGCCGATATAAATCCCGACGTGACCCAAGTCCTGGGTAAAGACTAAGAGCCCGGGGATGTCCGGTATTGAAGTGAGCGGCCCTTTTTCTGGGCTCGCATTGTACATCATGCTGGCGTTTTGATCGGATCCAGCAGGAATGTTATAGCTAACTACTCCTGGTCGTTCTTCCCAGAGATAGCCTTTCATCAACCCACAACAGTCAAAACAGGGCCTTCCAAGTCCACTTTTAATAATTTTTAAGTTACGGATTGTATGCGCACATTTGAGAGTATTCACACGACGATCAATCTGCGCTTGTGTCAAAATACGGCCGAAGCCGCCCAACATGTAGATGGTCGGAATGGCTAATTTTGATTGCGCATAAGCAACGAGTCCAGTATTTGTTTTACTCATGAGATTTCTCCTCTTCTTCCTTCTCTTGGGCTTCTAGAAAAGCGGTTTCTAGCGAATAATCGAGTTCGATGATCTCATCCTCTTCGGTTTGTATCTTTTTCATTTAAAGTCTCCTTTTAGCTCTTGCTTTCATTCCATGAACTTCCATTCCACGTCTTGACGACTTTCGAATTCCAAGAACTGCCATTCCAACTTTTTGCTGGCTTCGAGACAAAGGAAGATCCGTTCCACACTTTGATCTCTCCCCCAGTTTCATAGACTACTTCCACCCACAAGGCTTCATCATTCCATGTTCGAGTTGCACTCATCGTTCCCGGTGAACTTTGAGTTGTATCATTCGAATCGATGTAGAAACCCGGTGCAGTGTTATCTGTTCCAAACCGTAAGGAATGACCGGAGATATTTGATGCTTTCCCATAGCCGATCCAGAGTGGTGTATCTTTCGCAATTCGCGGTGTTCCATTAAACGGGAAGGTATAAATCAGTAAACCAGTAATTCCATTGGTAGCGGTATTGGTGATCTGCTGCGAATCACTCATAGCTAAGATGCCTCCCGTATTTCGATCCCAGATCACGCCCCAGGCGGTTGAATTCGTCGTCGCATTCTTACCTAGGTATAATTTAATATTTAGTACTTTCCCATTTTCCGGCATTACTGCCCGCATTCCACAATTCGCATAATAGGGAACCCCACCGAAATGGGTATAATTGAGATCTTCCGCATGACCAAACACATTGGTTGCCATTAACTCACCTTCCTAATTTGTATCAATCCAGATATCTCCGATGGCTGGATTTGACGGTGCGGATGTGCTTACCGCGATCTTTTTACCACCGATCTTCTGCGCATCCACTGCAACCTCCGAAGTTCCAAGTTTCCCATTGATCTGTGTTTGAAGCGCAGATGTTACACCGGATAGAAAACCGAGTTCACTCGAAGTAACGTTACTTGAAGTGAGTTTGCCAAACTCATCCGAAATGGTTGCTTTATTCACAGTCAGATTACTATTGACCAAGGAAGAGATCGCACCAGTGATCGTGGCTTGTTTCGTATTGAGTTGGGTCTGGATGGCTGAAGTCACTCCCGCGATAGTCGCTAATTCTGTGGCGCTGACGCTGCTAACGGCGACCTTGCCACTTGCATCCGATACCAGAGCTTTACTCGCTGACAGGTTGCTAGAAACGATCGAGGAAGCGCCACCATTGATGGTCGTTTGTTTCGAATTGAGCTGCGGCTGAAGTGCTGAAGAGACACCCGAAAGATATCCGACTTCCGTCGAAGTTACACTGCTCACAGCGAGTTCACCATCTACATTGGAGATCAAGACTTTACTGGGAGTGAGGTAGGGTAAATTGGTGATCGTTGACGAGACAAAACCACATACAGTGCCATCTGATCGTGTATCCGTGATATTTCCTTGTAGGATCGATGAGGCTCCTGCATTGACCGCAATCGTTGCCAAGGAGAGTTCAAACATTTCAGCATCACGTATGACACTGGGTGCTACCGGACTTGATGCTGCGGTCCCAGCTTTTCGCACAATTGTCATCGCACGATTCGAATAATGAAGTCGAACGACATAGCGGTCAATTCGATTCAATACTGCATCAGCAGTAAGCGTTTCTGTTGTATCCGCATCGCTGATCATAAAGAAGCCATTGATCCAGGCTTTCCCGGCTTTGATCTTAACGATCATTCCGGTGGTTGCTTGAATCTGCAGACTGGTTGAAGGATCCGGAAAGACACCGCTTCCGATGAAGGCAGCGAAATATTCCGCGAATTCGGTAGCGCTATACAGTCGATCACTATTGATACTATTAAAGAATCCACTTCGGATGGCCATATACTACCCTCTTTTCTAGCTTTCTATTCGTCGTCTGTTCCATTGGCTTGATTTTCAATAGATTGTGTATTCTCTGAAATGACATATTTAAGTTTGAATACTTGTGCTAATTTCTGAAGATCTTGATACACATAAAAGCCAAGTACGGCGGAGAGAATCAGTGTCATGCCGCTGAGGATATTGATGGTGCCCAGTCCAGGCACTTCCACTTCGGGAAGCAACAGAGAAATGGCATACAAGCCACCAATGGCCGCATAAACAGCGAACCCTTTAACAAAGCCACTGATCATTTTTGCTTTATCGAATTCTACGTTGACGGTGGCAATCACCGTTCCTAATAAAAGATTCACAGCGATCGCAATCGGAAGTGCGAGTAATAGTTTGAGTATCATTGAGATGAAGTTCCTTTCTAAGCAGTGCGTTTCCACACATAAACAGCAAGATAAGGCGGTAGATTTGAGCTGCTTCCGGTACTGAGTGGCATTGTGGATCCGGTGGTTAATGCCGTACCTCCGGTCACTCCCGGTGTCGTCGAATCTGATGTCAAGGCAACTGAGCTGACGTCATTCGGTGTCGTGGAATCCGTTGTCAGTCCTACTGCACTCGTGGCTCCGGTGCCTTCAGCGGCTGTCGATCCCATGACTGGCGTACCACCGGTAATGTTGGAAGTAAATCCTGCATAGGTTCCGGCAACACGATAACTAGCGGCCCACATTGACGAAGTTCCATCTTCGCGGAAGGCAATGCCCCCTGACGTCCCTGCCACTTTCGCCCAAAGTCCAGTCGATGCATGGGCATGAGAAGGTCCACTATGCGAATGGGCTCCTACCGTATGGGCATGAGCCGCGGATGAATGACTATGCGTGGCAATCGAATGCGTGTGAGCGGCTGACGTATGTGTATGCGAGGCAACTGAATGTGTATGAGCGGCAGACGAATGGGTGTGAGTCGCACCACCACCGGTAGTTCCGGCACTATACGTACTTCCCGCTGCCAACAAGAACTTGTCCGTCAACTGCGTCCAAGAGCCGCCAAAGAGGCTTTCAGGACTGGTCGGAGTGACACTCATGTACAAGGAACCGATGGGGTAAATCGTCTGCCAAAGGTTCGCAAATTGCGTCTGGATGGCCGAACTTACACCGGCTAAATATCCGACTTCAATCGCTGACGTGGTACTGGCAATCAGGTTCCCGGAAGCATCCGAGACCGCTGCTTTATTCGGAGTGATGGTCGAAGATCCACCCGATCCTGATCCGGAAGTATCAGCAGAGGATTGTGAGGATGTTGATAGACTTGCTTGTCCAAAAACCGGGACAAGTGAGCTTCCATTCGCATCTTCGACTTCCGTGATTTCAGTGATGCGAACATGGATCCGCTTACCCCAACGACTGTTCTCAATGGTGACAATGTCCCCTAAGTCGTAGTCGATTTTATAGGTGACATTTTCGTTCGGGAGAACACTTCCTTCGAAGTATTCCGTCTTGGGGGTTAGGCATTCCATCCCTTTTTGCGCAAGCAGTTGATTGTAAGAATCAAGGCTCATTCCTTCTTCCATACGTAGTTCTTTCGCATTCACGAAAATCTCACGCCGATCGCGACCGCTTGTACTGCCAAGTACGATGAGCTTTCGCTCACTTCCTTCCCCTTCTCCTCCCACTAAGGCCAGGTTGGAGGTTTCTTGATGACTGATCTTATACAGAGAAGTAAGCAGATTGTCATAGTCATTACTGAAGATCACGCGCGGATTACCCTCTTGGATGGATGAGCGATCTAAGGGTTTCACGACTTCAAATTGGAATTTCTTCGAACTCGGAAGAAATAACAAGAGGAATCCTAGACCACTGGTTTCTGCGAGTCCTTTGAGCGTCGTCAACAGATTCTTATAGGTGACTTGGAAACTTACGGTTTCAGGATACCCCTTCAGATCTCCAAGCTCGATACCGGGTAAGATTCGTTCAGTAAGTGCTGGGTTGATGCAACACGACGTCACCAAACTTCGCATGGCTTCTTCGACGGTTGTCGAGTAAGTGTGCGTTTCAAAGAGGATTCGTCGATCCAACAAACTGGAGCCAAATCGCCCGCAAGCTTTGATATTTTCCCCTTCTTCATTTTGTTCAATCGTGATACTTTCCAGAATGCCAAATTCAACGGTATCCTTCTTCGTTACCAGGTATTGATCCTTCAGCAGTGACAAGGCGAGATCTGTTGCCGGCGCATGAATTTCAAAATCACCGGCTGTGGTAAAGACGCGATGCCAGATCACATCAGTTGCAGTATCAAGGATCCCGGCTAGATCGAGGTTTTCATCATAGATGTAGAGTTCCATAAACTAAACCCCACTATATTTCGGACGATACGTAATTTCAGTGAAAAGTGAATTACTACCACTGGTACTCGAGGCATAGAGCACATTATCGCCTTCTTCCAATTGAAGGAAACGGGAACCCAGTTTCAATGAATTAAAGAGATTCATTGTTTCCCCATTACGGGTTCGTTCAATTCGTTTCTTTCCAACTTCGGTATTGATCACGAGGATATCACCCGCAGTCATCGTGGTTTCTAACTCAATGAATTCAAGCGTCTGGGTATTGATCAACTTAGGATTCACTACTGTTCCATTCGCTGTATAACGAATCTTCATTCCAATCGCAATGTCCCCTTCATTGAAGATATTAATCGCTTCTGAGGGATGGATCGTTCCCAGTTGGCTTCCCGCTGCTTTAAGGGCTAAAGGAAATGTGAGTGAATATTCGATAAACGAAATATCGACCAAGATCTCATTCAACGCTTCGAAATACGGTTGAGGACAAAGCAAGGAGATGATTGCTTTAACTGGCCAACTCATCGGCAGAATTTCGAGAGCTTCAACATACGCTTCAAGTTGAACTGCGATTCGTTCAGAGGTGTAGGTAAGCAGTCCACTCTGTTTAATCTTGAAGATTTCATATAGAGTTCGACGTCCTTCTTCGACGTCACCGCTTAACTGAAGTGTTACGACAATATTGCGTGGATTCACTGAAGAATTGACGAAAGTTGATCCATCAAAGCCAGCGATCGACCGCACATTAATATTGGCTTTCGGGGGGTGAATCCCGGAAAGATCAATCAGCGAAAAACCATCCGTTGAATCGATGTTTAAACTCTCGCTTTTCACATTGGTGAATTTTATTGATATCATTCTTTCTTATCCCTTCAATAACGCAACAGCGAGAACCTGACTGGCATTCTTCGTTTGACGATACACTTCATAGGCAGATAGGGCTTTGGGAGAAATGATGTTCTGTGTTAATTGAATCGATGATCCACTGTTTCCGGAGGAATTCTCCATCCCATTGCCTGAATGAAATTGCGTATTGAAGTTGGTTGGAATGGCCTTCTGAATATCTGTATTGATCGAATCCATTTCTTGACTGAATCCGGAACCTAAACCTAATGCCATATTCTGGCCAATGCCTGCAAAGACTTTGGAGGGAGAATGAATCCCTAAGAGGTTCTTCGCACCATCTACGATATTCGTAAAGAAACCACCGATTTTGTCGTTGAACCAGGATGTCATCCCAGTAATGCCACTCCACACGCCTTTGACAATATTGGAGCCAATCTCCGAGAACCACTCCCCGACTTTGGCCAAAGTTTGGGGCAAGGTGACCTTGAAAAAGGTAACGATTTGATCGACTGCCCCGCTGATGGTCGTGACGATATCACCAAAGATTTTCTTGACCGCATTCCGGAAGCCTTCGTTGGTTGTCCAGAGAATCAAGATTCCTGTAACTAGGGCCGCCACTAAGGTAATGATGATCCCAACGGGATTTGCAGCCATCACAATGTTGAGTAGCGCTTCCGCCGCACTCATTCCTTCAGTTGCCGCTTGCCACCCTTTGACCACTGTAATCAATCCTTGAATCATGGTGACGACATTCCAGGCAGCCAGTCCAGCAGCGATGCCACCCACGATAGAAACGATCGTCGGACCATTCGCGACCGTGAAGTTGATGAAGTCTTGGATCCCTGCGATGATCGCAGGCATATTGTCTTTGAGTTGCAAGACAAGATCATTGATGACTGGAGCGAGTTGCGCTAAGGCTTCGTTCATCAATCCTTGCGTCGAAGCTTTGAGTGTTTCCATGTTGTCATCGAATTGACCAAGAGCGCTGACCCCTTCATTACTGACGACGGCTCCCACGTTATGCGCTTCTTGCGCTAATCGATTCAGTTCTGAAGATCCAGCTTTAATCAGTGGATTCAGTTCAGTCGCACTTTTGCCGAAGATCTGCATGGACAGCGAATCGCGTTCGGTTTCATTGGTGACTTTCCCAAGCGCATCGATCACTTCATAGAAAACTTGTTTATTGTTTCGTAACGAACCATCCGCATTCGTTATCTGAACACCCAGTTCTTGATACGCCAATGCTTGATCATTCAGCTTTCCAGTGGCCATTGCATCACGTGCAGAATCCATTGTTTTGGTCATCTTGTTCATCGATCCGGTCATGGTTTCAACAGAGACATCCACAAACCGAGCCGCATAATCCAACTCTTGCAGTTGGACAACAGAGATCCCGGTTTTGTTGGAGAGTGTAATGAGATCATCGGCGAAATGCCCGGCATCACTCATCAGTTTCCCAAGCGCTGCTCCGGCTGCTAATGCGGCGGCTGACACCGCGACCAACGCTTTCTTGCCGAGATCATTCATCGAAGTCGTGAGTTCATCAGTCTTCTTCTTCAGATTTTCTTTCTGCTTTGCTAACTCGACCGTTCTATTACTCAGTTGATCCAGAGAATCGCGCGATTCATTGAGTTCGAGTTGATTACGATATAAAGAAGCCGATTCCTTATTAATCGTCACTTCAAGATCTTGGGCCGCTTTGGAATTAGCACCATAGGCTTCCGAAACTTGTTGATGCTGTTCTTTGAGCGCACGTACTTTCTGTTCTTGAATATCCACGATGGTGGTGAGGCTTTTAATTCGGGCACTGAGTCCGTCGGCATTTTCACCCCAACTTCCCATACTCGCAGCGGCAGCTTTAAATTCAGAATCAGCGATGCGGATCAAGCGATTAGCTTCCGTCAGTCCGGCTTTCAGATCAGTGGTATCAAGGGTCCATTTCCCTCCTAAGACATCTTCATTTGCCACACACATCACCGTCCCTTTCCTAGAACCAATTCACTTGATCCGCCAGTACTTTCTTTCGAAGGATTCCATTCGTCGGACGTTCGGGTCTCTTGCGTCCCTTGCGTGAGAGTTGATTGATGAGTCGAATTACTTCATCCGCTTCAGTTGCTCGTAGGATAAAGGGATTCAATGACGGAAAAACCTGACATAGATTCATCATCAAGTCAAATAGAATCTCAGAGAGCGGTGAAGTCTCCTCATTGAATGTTAAGGAGTCTTCACCGTTTCCACGTTTTTTTCGTTTGTGCCCTCGATATTTTTTACCACAGATACAATCTGTTGGAAGCAATGTTTGATGTCATTGACATCGGCTTGACGCAACAATTCTTTGGTGAGTTTGGGGAAGACGAGTTGAATGAATTGTCCCATTGCTTGAATGGCTTCTCGCTCGGATTTCCCTTCCAATTTTTCGGAAAGATCCACAACATCTTCGATGATGCCCCAGCGAATCCGGTTTTCGCGGAATTCCGCAATGACAGCATCTTGGTCATCATAGATGGTTAAGTTAATACTTGAATTCATACTCCCTCTTTTCTTTTTCATCCACTTCTGGTTGTGTTGCTTTTCGTAAACATGTATGATGAAATTAACATTCCTATGGGGGGGATAAAACATGTACAAATTATTGAAAGTCGTTTTTGGATGGATCGTGATCATTCCGATGGCTTACATTTTTCTAGCACTTGCCTTAGCGATAGTTCCCGGTGGAGATGGGACTGGCCAAACAGTGATCGCTGGCGTTTTCCTTCTCGCTTATATGCTTTGGCTTTTTAAAGTGGATATTGACGAAAAGCTTGATCGGTTACTCGAACAAAAAGAGAAGTAATTCTCTTTTTTTAAGGAGTCTTTGTAATCACAGTCAGGTTTTCCGGAGTGACAACTTGCGTGAACCAACTATCAACCTTCGCTTTTCCATCCCGGGCATCAACCACGAGTTGCTTCCCGGGTTTTTTTGTGGCATCCGGCAAATCAAATCGATATTTCGTGGTAATGCCGGTGAAGATCAATTTGTGATTGTTGGTATCGGTCGAATTGTCTTGTGCTTTCGCACTTTCTTCATCCAAGCGGAAGGTTCCTTTATGCCGCCAGACGTAGCGATAGGTTCCATCGGTAAAACGTAACCGATACCCGATCGCAAAGTATTTCGTTTGCGTTTCTCCGGTATCCAAGAGAGCTCCAGTACCGGTATCCACCACTTTCCCCAATAACCGCGCCACTAAGGCAATCGGTAGTACCGGGACAGTCAGTGTAGCTTCATCAAATCCTTCAGCTGTGACAATAAGATAAGGTTGATTATCATAATATTTCGGATCAGAAGCTCGATCGGTTTTCACCGAAATCTCCCCCGCTGGGGCAAGAACTTCTGGTGTTCCGGCGGTATAAGCAGTCGCATCATCTTTCGTAATTTCAGCGAAGTAGAGGCTATCGAAACCTTGGTATTCTTCATAAATGTAGTTATTCGCCATTAGCTATTCCTTTCTGTGGATATAAAATTCATACTCCATCCATAGTGTTCCCCTTCAAACCCTAAATCTCTTCCTCGACTATCCCGAATGAATCCTGCAGCTCGACAAGCCCTGAAGATCTGTTCAGGGAGTGTGGTGAGGGCACTCATTTTCTTGGAGTAAAGAACGACTTGAACGCGGTTATACGTAACAAGGGGTCCGTCCTCATAAAACGATCCATCCGGACTATCGACAATAAAGTAAGTGATGAACGTCTCCGACAATGGTTCATCTTCTGCATAGGATCCCTGCAATCGAACTTCGAATCCAAGAGGTTCTAAGGCACTGATTAAGTGGTCACGCACATTCATGGCTCTAACTCCTTTAGGATCTTCGTGAGAAGTTCTTTTTGAATCTTTCGCGAGATCGACTGATTTCGTTGAATCGATCGTTGAATAAACGGATCCGCCTTTATATGCGGCGTACCGTATTCAAGAAACAACGCGGGAAGTCCACCTTTTCCTAAATCAAAGCCCACGTTCAACGTGAGCCGATTTCCTTCCCGTTGGATCTGGGTTGGATCATTCAATGAAGCTTCGGTAAGACCAGTTCGGTGATGTTTCTTAATCCCGGTTTTCAGGTCTTCTACAAAGGGTTTTGCGCTTTCTATGAGTGCTTTTTCAGCGGCTGCATCAATATTGCCACCCACCTTTTGAATCCGCTCTAACAGTTCTTTAAAGCCACTCAGATCAAGTTTCATCGTGTTCTTAGCCATTAAGCACCTCCACTGATCTTACGCACTTTGAAGATCAGATATTGATTTCGCATGTCGATGTTTTCCGGTTCTCCGATTACTTCCCAGAAGGTATTGTCTTGTAATAAGACCACACGATCAGCCGCTTGAATGTCTTGTCGGTACCAAGTGATGAGGGTCGCTGTATTCAAGAGAACCAAACTTCCATTGGTGATTGTCTCCGTTCCTCCATAGGTCTTGAAGTTGCAATTCAGAATCGGATCCAACGCATCTTCATAACTGAATTCTGGAGCTCCACTGACAACAGTTCGAATGCGTTTCTGCAGTTTAACAGCTGTCGTTAAGTGAGCTGCACCTGCAGGTTTAAACATCTAGAATCTCCGGATCGGGTGATGTTTTCAATTGGATCAACCGTTGATAGAAGAACGGGCTGAATCCAACCGTTCCACTCTCTGTATTCCAAAGATCCGCAATCCCTCGTAACAGGAGTCCGACGGAAACTTCACTATCGATGAGATCGGACCGGACACCGGCACTCGCCATATAGGCTTTGACATCCTTCAAGTGACGAAGGATCG